TGATACAAATCAAAACATCATATCTTGGGAATCTGAAGAAAAAGCAATTCCTTATCGCTCACCAATAGACGGAAAAATTCACAGATACTACCCCGACTTTCTCATAAAAGTAAAAGAACCTAATGGTTCAATCAAAAAATATATGATTGAGGTTAAACCTAAAAAGCAAACTGCACCCCCTCCTAAACCTCAAAGACAAACAAAAAGATATATTAGTGAAGTTTATGAATATGCTAAGAATCAGGCAAAATGGGAGGCAGCAAAAGAATGGTGTGCTGATCGTGGTTATGAATTTAAAATCATCACAGAAGATAACCTAAACATCCGTTAATTAAATGGCACTCACAGGATACGAAAAACCATTAAAGGATTATACAAAGAAACAGTTGGTTGAGATAGCAAAATCATATACAGTTTATTATCAAACAGCGAGTGGGATAGGAAAACTTAGTGGATATGATAGATTAACTAAAGAAGTATTGATTAATATTATCAAAACTGATCTTGATTATGTTGAAGCAAATCCACAATTACCAAGAAGAGTTGGTTCGAAGAAAAAAACAAATCAGCTTAAAAATTTAAAAGAATCTTTATTAGGAGGTGAAAGACCAGAAGAACTTATGAATGAAATATTAACAAGATTGAGTGGAAGTGAAGTCTCTTTTCCAACTCCAGGAAAATATTATACTTACATCTATTATGCAAAAACACCAAGAATTCGTTATGATCGACATCCACTGATTCGTGCAGGTGATATTCTACCAAGAGGATTCAGAGGGTTTAATTTTCATCTTGGAAAAATCAGACAATATAATACACAAGATGGTGATCGATTAGTGAGTGGATTATATGAATTAAGTAGAGAAGAATTTAAAACTCTATTAACAATTCCTTACGGAAAATTAGTTCAGAACTAATAATAAATAGTTAAAAAAATAAATGTCGGATCCAAAACCTTTTTTAAGATATCCAATAAAAAATATTGGCAATCAAGACGATTATTTTAAAATTCAAATTATTAAATATGAACCACCTGGTCTCGGTTTAACCGGAGGTTTTGCATTACAGACAACAGAAAATGCACTAAAAGGTGTTAAAACTGCGATAGAAACTATTATACTTCCAATGCCAGCAAATATTCAAGATAATAATGCTGCGGATTGGACTTCTGGATCAATGAATCCTCTTCAAGGAGCAATTGTCAATGCTGCCTCTTCCGCTACTCTAAGTTCAAATCTATTTGGATCTCTTGCAGAGTCTTTTAAAAAATTTGGATCCAATCTTGACAGCGCAATACAAAGTGGAGAAGGGCAGCAAGCAATAGCAGCAGGAACTGCCGCTGCGGCATTGTCAGCAGCATTAGGTCAAGGAGATATAAATCAAATAATATCAAGAGCAAGAGGAAATGTATTTAACCAGAATGTTGAACTACTCTTCAATGGTGTAACACTGCGTCCAGCATTTAATTTCACTTTTGATATGGTTCCAAGATCTAAAAAAGAAAGTGACATGATTAAAAAGATAATTCGAAGTTTTAAGCAAAATATGACTCCAAGAAAAGGAACTCCCGAAAATTCAGGTGGAGGTCTTTTCGTTAAAGCACCAAATGTCTTTAAATTGCAGTACATGAGTGGAGGAATTCAACATCCATTCTTACATCGTTTTAAACCATGTGCTCTAACACAAATGAATGTAAATTATAATGGTTCAGCACAATATTCAACATATCCTGATGCAACACCAGTACATATGCAACTGACATTACAATTTCAAGAGTTATCTCCAATTTATGCGGAGGAATATGATAATACAGAAGAAGGTAGAACTGGAGTTGGTTACTAATGTCTTACTTTAGAGAACTACCAAATTTAGAATATCAATCTTTCCTCTCAGATAAACAGTCTGTTGATAATTATTTGCTTGTAAAGAATTTATTTCGTCGCGTAAAACTTCGTGATGATCTTCAAAATGTTTTTACTATCTTTAACAAATATCAAATTACAGATGGATCAAGACCAGATCTTGTGGCTGAAGAACTTTATGGAAGTAGTCAATATGATTGGGTAGTCTTAGTATGTGCGGAAATTACCAGAGTTAGAGATCAATGGCCACTTTCAAATTATCAACTTTACCAGTATGCTGAGGAACTTTATGGTAATGATTTAAATTCAATTCACCATTATGAAACAATTGAAGTTAGAGATTCTCAAGGTTGTTTGATTCTTCCTGCAGGAAAAATAGTTGATTCAAACTTCAAAATATCTTATTACGATAAAGGAAAAATTTATACAAATGATATTAGTTTAGGTGAAAACATTATAAGTATTCCAAATCCAATAGTAGGTATTAGCAATTATGAATATGAAGTAAGAAAAAATGATGAGAAAAGAACAATCTATGTCCTAAAACCAACTTACTTGCAGCAAATAATTAATGATACAAGAAAAGCAATGACTTATGATAGGTCATCGCAATATATAAACAACAGATTGATTAAAACCGAAAATACCAGAATATTAAATTCATAAAAAAAGGGAGTCCCTTGAACTCCCCAGATTATAGCAACTAATCAATCATCAGATGCTAATTTTGCAAAATATGAAAGAGCATCGTCATCATCATCCTCCACAGGTGCAGAAACTGCACGGGTTGGTTTCAGATTATTCAGTTCGCTACGAAGATCATCATTGAGTTCCTTTGTGGAACCGCGATAATCATCTTCATCCTCAACTTCTTCATCAATACGATTCGAAGTTTTAGCACCCAGAACAGAATCAAGACGCTTCTTCAGTTCATCATAAGTCTTGTATTCGCTAGGAGAAGTGAATTCTGCAAGAGAATACTGCTTCTTCCAGATTGCTTCCATAGCATCATCATCGTCCAGAAGAGCACCCTGAGCGGCAAATTCGCTGGAGTCATAGTTACGATAACCAGCAACGTTCTTTGCCTTCAGTTTGAAGTTAGCACCTTGCCAGAAATCAAATGGATCAATAGGAGACTCATCTTCAAATTCAGGTTGCATTGCCTCAGTAAGTTTGTCAAAGATTTTCTTACCATACTTGAACAGGAAGACCTTACCTTCATTATCAGGATTTGCAGGATCCTTCACAACATAGATATTGCTTACATAAGTCAGTTTGCGCTTTTGCTTACGTGCAACTTCTTTACCAGCATCAGTGCCGTTGTTCCACAGACTAGAATTATACTCACAAACAGGACACTTTTGCCCATTCAGAGTGGTCAGGCAGTTATCAATCAACCAACCACCAGGCCCCTGAAAGGCATGAGAATAAACCTTCACAAAGGGAAGATCTTCTCCATCGGGAGCAGGAAGAAAACGGATTACGGCATAACCATTACCGCTTTTATCAACGTCTAACTTCCAAAGACGGTCATCAGAAGAACCGCTAGTAGTATTCATTTTTTCGACTTCTTTCACCAGTTTGGCGGTGAGAGAACCAAGTTTGGATTGTTTCTTAAGATCGGCAAAGCCCATTTAGATACCTCGGATAAATTGGATTCGTTGGATTACTTGTATAGTATAGCAAAGATTGCTAGATTAGTCAAGATACTTCTTGAGAGATTCAATCGTTTTGTTCATACTTGTGAACAAAACCTGAATATCAGTTTCAGGAGGAAATCCCATTATAGCAACTGATTTTCTCAAATTCTCTTTCATTTCTAATGCTGCTGGGTCATCAGAAAGAGATAATCTAGTATACATTATACGTTGTTTATCAAGCAAAATTGTAAGTTTTTCAATATGTTCTAATTTTTCTTCACGATCCATCATAGCAAAAGTAAGAATACTTCCGTAAAGTTCTTCTTGTAATTTGTTAATTTCTTTCAGTTCATCCTGAATAATTTCAGAATCAAAAAATTTACTCATCTATAATTTCCCGTAAGATTTTTTTGTATGAGAACACGTCAATATTTAGAAAGGGTTTGTATTTTGATATTTTTAAACTTACGGTTTCCCATACAGGATCCAAAAGTTTCTTATCAAAATCTTTTGAAAAGTGAAATATTTTGTCGTAGATTACGAAGTTTTCGATAAATAATCTCCCGCTTAGAAACCTTTTGAGAATTGGTGGATGACCTTTGGTGCAATTGAAGACATCGTTCAATTCGGTTTCCGAGAACAATTCTGTCGATTGCTCCTTGAACAAGTAACTCAAACTCTGCTGTCTTCGCATCCACTCTGCATATGTTCTTTCTCCAGAATTGATAATTTGTCCAATCCATAAATTCTGCGGGTTGTCTGTTGATATGAAATTTGCTACTAAAAAGTCTACGACTTCTTTATCATTATACTTTCTTGAAGTTTTCTCAAAAAAATATTTATCGCGCCGTTTGTTAAAAGAAGTGACTGATGCTCTAGTTTTTGCACCATATTTGAAAAAATCATATTTAGAGTTAGTAAAGTGGTTTTTTAGTGAAAGATAATGTTGATAGCATTCAAAGGGACTCATTAGATAGGCAAACAAGCACGGGAGGTCTTTTTCATAAAATTGAGACGAATTGCATCCCACTTCAGTCGTTCTTTAAGAGGTTTTGAAATAAGTTTCGTAACTGATTCTATTTCAAGATTATTAATTTCACAATAATGGCATATTGCATCAATATAATTCATTTTTTCAAGTGCCACAATGCTTTCGATTTCCAGAGCAAATTTAGAAGGAGTTAAAAACTTATTTTCTATTGCTTTTTCTAGTTCTTTATTTTGTTCCATACTGTTCCAGTTTATCTCTAACAAACTCTCTAATGTATTCGGTGAGTAGTTTGATGTACTTTGATTTGTCATATTCTTCATAGACGACGCATTCTCCATTTTCGCAAGCCATAATGATTACCAGTTTTTTAACAGAAATACCTGTTAGTTCATACAGCATACAACCATATGCCATACATTGAACAAAATAATGTTCAATCCACTCGCGTGGTTTTGGTTTTTTAGAAGTTTTAAAGTCAATTATTGCCAGTTCGCCATCAAACTCCCCTATACAGTCAACAGTACCTGCAATTCCAAGAACTTTGCTGTATAAAGACCCTTCAAGAGCATGAATATTATTTATACGATTCAGATCTTTCTTAGCAATATCAAATAAAAACTGAGATAAAGGTTGAACTTCTGGAAGATCATCATTCTTCAAATGATGCTCAACTAGCGTGTGCATATCTGTTCCACGACTAGTTGCTTGTTGCGTGATCTTGTCTGCTTCTTTGTCGCCAACCTTTTTGCGCCATTTAACAAATACCTGGCGATTTTTATGACTGGTAACAGAAGTAATCGAAACTAATCTTAAAAGTTGATCTAAATCTGGAACCTTATAATATCGAATGCCATCTATAGTCTCCCTTTCTAACTTAGGGAGTTCAATATCAACATGATTAAATTTTTGACCATGAATTTCATTATATTTTTCAATCAAAGAGTTTGTCATTAAAATCCAGCATCTATTTTTGCAATAATGTATTCTTTAACAAGTCCAGAACGAACAATGTCTTCTACACCAAATTCAATTATATCAAAAGAAGGCATTTTACGCAAGACTGTCATAAAATCTACAATACCATTACGCTCATTTGTTTTTACAAGATCTGATTGAGTTCCGTCTCCACAAAAACAAATTTTTGTATTTTCACCAACACGAGTGATAATAGAATCCAATTCATGGAAATTAAGATTTTGAAACTCATCTACAATAATAATAGCATTGTCAAGAGTTGTTCCACGAAGAAATGAAGTGCTCCAGAACTTAATCGTTTCTTGTGATTTTAGATTGCCATAGAGCATTTCAAAGTCAACATCGGAAGGCATCTGAAACATATACTTCACCATATTCTTATAAGGAATTTGGTAGATATCTGCCTTATCATCATGTGTTCCTGGAAGAAACCCGATCTCACGGGTTGCAACTAATGAACGAACAAGATAAATTTTTTCATAAGGAGTTCTTTCATCAAGAACATCTTTCAAAGCATTGAATAGAGTAATAAAAGTTTTACCAGTTCCGGCACATCCATAAGCAACAACATGTTTACCTTCGGCATAAGAATCAAAAAGTCTTCTTTGATTATTAGTAAGAGGATCAATATCAATTAAATATTCACTACTTAATGGTTTTTTACGCTTTGATTGACGAGTGGTAAGACCAACACCGATTGGTTGATCTGCTCTTTTTCTTCTTGCCATTAGATTTTCTTTACAGTTGATTTTGGTGCTTTGCTTGCACGATCTAAAACTTCATTCCATCCTGGATTTCTTGCGATGAGTTTATCTTTCCATTCACCGACTTCTCCGGGAGAAGGGCAAGTAGAAGGATCAGACCAGTCACGAGTCCAGTCTGAATTATCTATTTTCCACTGATCCCAGGCGTGGACACTCATTTCCACTTCTTTCTGTTCACCAGTTTTTGTATTCACTATAGGGTACGTTGCCATTGTTATAAAATCAAGACAAAAATATTTATGGACTCAACCGTGCTTTATGAAGACGCTTCTCTTCATAATAACTAAAGATTTCTGGAACCCACGCTTTCATTACAGGAACCATTCCTTCACAGAGAGCCTGAATCTCTACCTGAGCATCAAGTTTTGCTCTCAGGTCAAGGAAGTGAAGTGCGGCACGAAGGGAGAATGAGACCACAAAGTTCTGACGAATGTTTTGAGGAAGGTAATCACGAAGATGTTCTTCTGCCATACCACGCTGTTCGTAACCCTCAGCATACCTCTCAGATGCC